TAATGTTAAATTAAATCAATCAGTTAATTAAATTACTGGTTGTTTTTTATGCTGCAAAACACGACACTATGCTACTTTTCATTCATTATTTTTCAGTACGTTGACAAAAATAGTGAAACAGAGAATCTTCGAAAAATGTCCATGAGACAGATTCCGAAGATTCTTTTTGTTGGTTAAGAGACAACCACCCCGACATCACCACTTGCTGATTTGATCAGAATCTGAAAATCGCAGGTCGGATCATCGCATACCCACCACAGACCCCCATCACGATTTTCCTGATGCATGGTATCCCCACAAATCGGGCAGAACTTTACTGCTACCGCCTCTGATGCCTTTTCCATACCTACTCCTTAGACTGGATATTTTAACCGTGCCGCTTCTTTATCTGCTGCGTACTGAGCTTTTCGTGCAGTAATAGCATCTCGAACCGCTTGCTGCTTCGCCACCTCTCCGGGGCCATCGCTTACCACCGCCGCCAGGTACGCCTGATTTAGCGCGTCGATATCCTCTTGGTATGCAGATGAAATGACCTGCATTTCAGCCTGGAGAAGCTCTCCGTTGGTTTTGGGCGGGTTGACGATATCCATTGCTTCTTTCTCGGTGATCGGGATAAGGCCATCTTTGATGAAGGCATCTTGAGAGCCATCTGATGGGTATGCGTACACTGCGGAATTAGAATCTTTGAAATATTTCATGATCACACCATTTCAGCCCAAATCATGTTGGAAAGTGAGCCGGCAGTTTTGGTTATGGAGTAAGTCGCCCCAGCGGGAACAATAAACGTCATGCTCGGCCCATTATGAGTGGCGGATGACTCTACACCGATGACCCTGGCGACGTTAGCCCCATTCACTGCCGCAACTGCGGTTCCGAAGCTCGTAGCATCACACGAATAGATGACCAGCATCGGGCGCGTGGCGCTGTTGGTGTACGTCACTCCCATTACACGGCTGCTGGTGACGTTTGTATATGTCCCGCCCATGGTGGCATCGCCAGCGGCCACCGTTCCGCTTGTGGTTCCCACGTCTTTGTATGCTGCATTTCCCAGCGCGAGTTCATCAGCCACATAGTATGACAACCGCTTCCATCCAGTGGCGGATTGATCCGGGTTGTTGGTGTTGTCATCCTGAGTGCACTTGAATATTGTCACGCCGTCTCCAGCCAGGAGTAATGCTCCCTTCGGATAACCGCCAATAGCCGTGCAAAATGCCGAATCGAATTTATTCATGGCTCCAGCGCTAAACCATCGGCACAGTGACGACAGCTCAAAAAGCACTTGGTTCATGTCCTGACCTTTCGGGGGAAGGCCGCCGGCAGACTTCAAGATCATCGTGATTGATGGAAAACCATCGGCATATGATGCGGTATTATCTCCAGCTGGAGTTGATGGAAGAAGCGGCTCTCGCAAGCCATTTATGCCAAAGGGTACGCCTTGTTTTGCTGGTGAATCGACAATCTTCATTATCAACCTCTATAAAATGTTCCGTCATTAAACGGATAGGCTTCTTCTGTAAAACCAAAATATGGTGGAAATATTTGATTTATTCTTAAAAGCACCCCGCTGGGGATTGGGGTGACTTCATAGTTTTGTAAAATTGAAATTTCAAAGGGTTCAAGATGGAACTCAAACGTTATCCCCATTGTCATTTCTTTGTAATTTATGCAATAGCACCTTCCGCGTCCCTTGAATAGCATTGTCAAAAACCTATTTACATCCGGTATTGTTGCAATGCTAATATTTGAGAATGCTTTGCAAAAAATAAGCGTTCGATAGGCGTTGTTGGATAGTCTTACCGTCTCCGTTTCCTGCACGCCGGCGTAAAATGGTTGGTCATTAAATGGGTTTGGGTATCCATCTCCACTGTCATTGGCCTCATAAAACCCAAAGCTATCAGAGTCTATGGAGGCCTTGATATAGCGAGATACGCCAACTATCTTGCCCCACATATCTAAACCAAAGGTCTCGCATGTAGTCAGATCCCACACTCGGTCTATAAATTCATCAGTGAAATCATCAAGACTCACAGCTTGATTGAACGTATCGATAATAGAGAGAAGTGATTTACTTGCGGAATACTGAGTTAATATCGTCTCTTTCCATGTCATACCAGCGTTACCTGTACGTCGCTAGCCTGTATCGTCGGTATTTGATCAATCCCCGGCGTTTCTGCTGCGGAATATATGGAACCGTCAAGGGATACGGTTATCGATGTAATGTTTACTGAGTTTGGTGATATGGAAATGATGGGAGCATAATATTTCCCGGTTCCGATCGTTGCCCCGATGCGAGACTTCTCGATCCCCTCATAGCCACCATTGAAAACAGTGACCACCATGTTCTGTACCTGCGTTGTGATGTCAGAGGGTAGGTCTGGGTTATTGGTAATGCTGACCCTAAAGTACGATCTCACCGGTGCTACCTTTTCCCACTGAATATCGTATTCAGGGTATGGTGCCTGGTAGTTAACCTTGTCATAAACGGTAACGTGAGTATTCCCGTTCATGTTACACCCCAGGTTGTATTTTGAGAAAATGGCCGCCGCCACATCTGCATCCAGACCGCCATAAACACCGATGTAGATGGAGTTACCGGCTACAGGAAAGTTAGTCGATCCCTTGTTTACTGGAGTGGATAGCCGGTTAGACCAAACATAGGCATCAGCAACGCCCGTAACGTCCAGAACGGCGGCTCGCGTGGCGGCGTCGGTGTTTGCCCCACCTCTGGCTACGGAGTCCTTACGGCGAGCCTCAAACGCTATGCGAGACTCCACATCAACGCCAACAACACCGGCCGCCTGATTGTATACCGTGTCCCAACCGGATACCGCTCGGTATATTTGATTTAGCTCGCCGACACCGCAGGGGATAGGGCCAGGCGTGACATTCTGGAATTGCACCTCCACCGATCCTGATGCCGGGATGGTGGCGTCATTAATGCTGCGGTAGATGTATCCTGCATTATCCTGGGCGCTGCTTCCGGCAGGGATAAGCGTGCCGACGGCCCCGACGCATGTCGCCGTAACGATGGTTCCCTGGGCGGAAATCCTATCCTGAAAGTAGATGCGCCCTATCCCATCCTGAAATCGCCCTGTAGCAAAGTCAGGGTTCATCTGGTTGAACAGGCAAAGCAGCTTGTCGTACACCTGGGAAACAATCTCTGTATCGGACTGTGCCAGTTGCCCCTGCGGAGAGCTTAGCGACTCACTACCGCCCCCGAGAGAGGTAGACATGTCAGTTAGCCGGCCGGCTAGGATATCAGCCACGTCCGGGACTAATAGGCCATTCTCGGTAATGGTTACGTCCGGTACTGCCGTTGTTAAATTCGTCATATCGTAACCTGTGATTGATTGCCGTCTTTATCCGTAACGAGCAGCGTTCCGCGCGTCTGGCGTGTTTTTCTATCCGTGAATACCGAACAGATTGCCTGATCGACGATAGGGAGCTTCTTCGCCTCAGCCTGCATCTTCGTCGCGATAAATCCGGCTGATGGACTCTTTCCTAAAACGTCCTGTTTCCAGGGTATACCTAGCGTGTTGTCGTAATAGCACTCCCCGGAGAACACCAGGCATGCGCTGGCGACATCCTGCGCCACCGCCTCACCGCCGGTTGCGATCGCCAAATTTCCCGAACCGTCCAGGGTTAAATCCCACGTTTCAGTGTTGAGCTTCATCGTTCTATATGTCATACGGGGTTCCCTGGTTTCTCCGACGTTACCGACCCGCTACCGGTCTGTATTCCGTTAACCTTGTGATCGTGGTCATCATAGGCATCTCGAAGCTGCTTAATGGAGGCGCTCTGCGTGCCAGAGTTATCGATGATATCGCCCGCAGCGCTAATATCTCCTCCAGATTCAATACCTCCAGATACCTTGAGAAGTGGCGTAGTCATATCAACGCCGCCCGGCGCCGTGACGGTCGCTTTTTGGCATGTCACGGTCACATCTCCAGGGCTGACGATGTTGATCTGATTGTCTGCGAATTCAATGTATTGGGATGGCTGCTCATTGAGGAATCCGCCAAGGTATAGCGCATCGGATTTGCTATGCGTTCGGCGGCTACCCGGCACTGATTGCGATCGGTTTGCCCTGACGACTGAATTGTCCCGGTCGCACACGGCGATCATGCCAATATCACCCGGAACCGGGTTCATGATGATGGCTGAGTTTCCGCGCTGTAGCCGGAATACAGGGACGTTGTAAATGGTGCTGTTTTTGATCATTGCGCCGGTGTGGTCTGTCTGTGTAACCAGTGGAATGACATCAACCACTAAATTCGGTGCTTCGCCGCTTACCTTTGTCACCATGGCAAGCTCAAGGAAGAATTTCCCATTTAGCAACTTTTCAAAAACAAACTTAAAAGACTCTCCATCGTTGGAGTTTCCGCCCGGAGGCGTGAAGAAATTCTCTGTCATGATGTCACCAGTTGCTTACCTCCTTGGCATATAGAGTGCCAGGGGCCATTCTCGATCCACGAAGAAAGGAAGTTTTCCACCACATACAGGTAGTATTTACCCGACGCGTATGGAAGGGATGTTTCAAGGTTGACGTATCGCCCGGCTGCTAGGAGCCCGGAGTATTGCGTCTGAAACGTAATCCCTGATGCGGTGAAGACCGGATATCCAATCAGGCCATATTCAGGAGAAACAAGGGGCACTACGTCGTCTTTGGCCGCATTCATAGGCCATACGGTTACCTGACTGCCGTCTATCTGCATATTCGCTCCAGCCTGGTTGCAGGCGTATCGGATCTGCTCTAGAGGGCTGCCGGATAGATAGATGTTGCTGGCAACAAGTCCATCAATCCCAACCGGATTTAGACGGTATTGGTAAGGCTCGCAGATTGCCGCCAGAACGTCGGCCAACTTCACCGTACCCGGCCTAGAGAATGGTTGTGCGCTAGCTGCCTGTAGGTCGAAACCGGAAACCATATTCAGCGTCAGCGCTGTCTCTGGCGCTGCGTTCATGTTGGCGCAGCTATAGACGATGAAACCGGAGAAAACCTTGGTATCATCAGCGTATACGGATGTGTGTATGCGCTCCATCTGCATCCAGGTATTGATTCCCTTGGACGAGAGGGCGGATAGCAGATCTAACCCCAATCCATAAATCGTCGCTTCAGCCTGTACCCCGGCCTGATTGCCATAGGCTCCAAACTTAAACATGGCCTTTACATTGGAGATGGAGATTTTGTTATTGCCGGATTTGTCGAATGACGTGGTTTGATTGGTGAACTCGAAGCGCAAGGAGTGCTGTTTATACAAGATCAGACTCCTCTAGATAAAATAGCTGATAACGATCACCTAAACCGTCCCACGTCGGGTCGTTCTGTCCATTAGCGTCCAGAAACACCAGATCGCCCTTAAATCCCAGGTAGGAATAGCGCACCATGCGATTTCCGTAGTAACAGGGAACGCCCTGCATGATCGGGTTACCGTCCACGGTCAGATCCATGTAAAGAGCGCTGACTCGCTGAATGAGGCGGATTTCGCATTGTTGTCCGCCAAGCTGAACGCTAAAACTCTGCGACTTTAGCGGCTGAATAGAGACAGTCATCATGGCTTGGTTGCCTCTGCGATATCCTTGGCCACGTCCGCGGCCTTTTTGGTAGCGCTGTTCACCACGTTCAGTACGGGCTCTTTTACCGTGTCCAGCGCGCTTTGAAATCCGGTGCTAATGGTCTTTTCTACATTGCCAACCGCAGTAGACAGTGACGATTTCAAGTTGCCCCATGACTTGCCAAGCTCATCAAGTGTTGATGGCTTTGCCCCGCCAGGCTTCAATCCCTGCGCCCCTACTCCTGTTTCTCCGCTGCTTTGGCTATCACTTGTCGGCTGCTTGTTGGTTTGTGCGCCTGACAGTGAAACCGCCATCTGCTGCATGACCTCCTGGAATTCAAGATATACGGTCAACAGGCTGACGCCGCGCTGTGAGTTCACCTCATAGTAATGGCCTACCAGGTCATAGCTCTCTAGCGTCTCCTTGGGCGTCTCGATGTCATAAACATAGGCCGAGGACAACATGTCCTGGATGGCCTTCAGTGTTTCTGACTGACTGGTGAAGGTGAGATCGAAGATATTGGGGATTTCCCCGGTGAATCCGGTTAGGCCAGAAATTACCACAGCGCATCGAATACGGGATGGCTGCTTCACCTTGTTGATCGACGAGTATTTACCCTCCTCGACCGGCGCAGTGACGATTGTAGCCCTACCCTCCGGAGCAATGGATGCCATGCCGCTAAACTCCAGCGCCACCGTAGAATCTCCGTGCTTGCGGATAACATATGACGGGTTTAGCGTACTGTTAATAATGGATAGCGGGGAGCCGCCGCCGATGGCGTTGAAAATGTTCGCCGTATTCAGATTCAAAATGCTCATTTTCACCCCAATAAAAAACCCGCCGAAGCGGGTTGGTTTCAATCCGTAGCGATCATCTCGCCACTTTCTTTAATTTGCGGCCATCAGAACAAATCCCCTTCCCCTTCAAGCTGGAGCTATACATCGCCAGCATGTTCATGGAGCCGTCAAGATACCTGGACATGTTCGGATCAAACTTGGCAATGTCCTCTTTCGCAGACTGCCAAATCCGGTCGATCATCTCCAGCTTGAAGTCAAGCTCCTTGGCATTGCACCACCGTTCTTCCGATTGGTGCTTGGAGATGTACTCCCCCTCCAGGGCGTCGAGATATTCGATAGCCTCAGTGACCTGACTTTTGGTTAGCTGGTTGATGTGCTCAACCTCGAAACGGTGGTGTACCAGCTTCCAGATATCAGGGTAAATCCTACCAAGACCGGTAGTGATCAAGCGCTCAACGGTTTGGCGCAGCGGGGTAAGTTGCGTTGCCGTGGTTTGACGCGGCTTAGACGCCTGATATTCACCAGTCTTACGGATTGTCGGCAGAACCTCAGAAGTCACCCACTTGCGGAATGTGTGCGGCACGGTTCCGGGCTTGATGGCGTCACGGCAGCGAAGCACCAAGGTGTACATTCCTGACTCAGAAACGATCGCAACCTCTTGATTTCCTTTGAGGGTGTAACTTAAAGTTACACCCTTCTCGTCATCATCCAATGAAATTAAAGCCTTTCTGGAGTTAACCAGGCCAAGGGAGTCACACACATCTTTAGCCACAAACCACGGCTCACCATCTTTACTTAGCACACGAATTTCTTTGTCGCCGAACTTAAACATGGTGAAATCTGCACTTGCTTTTGCTATAGTTTTCATGTCGGTTTGATCTCCGATTGTTGTTAATATTGAAGCCTCAACTGTTCCAGCAGTTGGGGCTTTACTGTTTCTAGAGAGCATTCTGCATTTTCTCCCGGTACTTCAGCCACCAAGCCAATCCCTGAACCAGCACTGAGTTTTCTGACATCCCCTCTTCCTCAGCGATACGCTTTACCTCCTCCTTAAACCGGTATGGATAACGAAGGGTTGTTTTAACTTCATTCTTTTCCACTTTTACATCTCCTAAAGGCCATAATGCCACCACAAGGCCATAATGCCACCATTGAATTGAGATAGCAATATGGCACCATGATTTTTTTGTGGAGTGCGACATGTCAAATAAGCAAGTTAAAGACTACGACAAATTCAACGTCCGGTTCCCCGACGGGATGCGTGACGCCATCGCCGAACGAGCAAAACAGAACGGGCGATCGATGAACTCTGAGATCATAGCCGCGCTTGATGCGTGGCTCGGTGGCGATCAAAGAGATGCCCTTTCCCGGGAAAGCATCGAACTACTGATAAAAATCGCCACCGACACTTTCACCAAGGAACTCTCGAAAAACTTCGACCTAGTTCCCAAGAAAAAGGATGAACAATGACCGATAAGTACGATAGAGGCCCACAAAGAAAGCTATTACTTGCTCTGTACGATGCCAGGCCCCACCCGGTAGCACCTGAAGTTCTTGCGGAGATAGAGCGTGATTTTGGTACTGATGACTGCTTTACCGACAACATTATCTACCTAAAAGAACATGGACTTATCGATTGTCACCTATGTGTTAGCTCAGATGGGACAAGGAACAAGTTTAGTTGGGGTAGCGACACCCTTCGTTTAACTGCCGCTGGCGTTGATTTTGTTAGAAATGATGGCGGATTGGGCGCGATCTTGAACGTGCAAACTATCAGGCTACATGACGACACGATCGGAGCAATTGAAGATATTATTTCTTCTTCAAATATTCCCGAAGGCAAGAAGACGGGACTGATTTCAAAACTTCGAGAGCTTCCGGCAGACGCCATAAAACATTTGATCCTGCAACTACTGACTCAGGGGGTTCAGAATCTTCCGGTAGCACTTCAACTAATTGAAAAAGCGCTGCGGGTTTCGTGAATTCATTGGTTTCGTGGATCATGCTGAACTTACCCCACCCCACCAGTGGGCTAAGGTATACCCAAAAATCATCCTGAACGGGAGCGTTGATGAAAAATCCGTTCGGGTGGAAGTCAGCAGTATAAACAATCATTGTTTCCTCCAAAAAAAGCCCGCGTGGCGGGCTATTTATGATCACTTCTCGTAATCTTTGTGTTTATTAGTTCAAAGACTATACGCAGAATAATAATAAACACTGCGTATATAATCATCTGAAAAATGCTAACTCCGCCATTGGCATCGATATAACCATAAAAACAAATGGTAATCAGAGCGGCTAACACCCAAAATGTAATCGATATCCCTTTCTGGCTTAACAGCTTATTGAAGTCGCCCATCAGTTATTCCCGCTTGAGAAAGATATATTCATTCTACTTCGATTTGCCTGATTTTCAATCGATGTAGTCAACTGACTGACGGTCTGCGGGTTACTGTTAACTTCTACCTTTTGGATGCTGATATGGCTCTTCTGGCTATTGTCTACGCTACCCATGGTGCCGGAGGGTCTAGATGCCATACTGGATAGCTGGCTGTAGTAGCTCATTACACGACCGGGGTAATCCATGGTTTCTTTAGGCATGGCTCCTGACCTGCCGCCAGAAATCCACTTGTCCATGTTGCCTTCGCCCCAGTTGTAAGCACGCAAGGCATCCTGGTAGTTTCCCTTGTATTTCCTAAGCAGCCGGTTGAAATGCATGGTTCCAACCATCATGGATTTCTGAGGATCAAACCGCTCCGAGGGGGACAGGCCATAATCAGCAGCAGTACCCGGCATCAGCTGCATAAGCCCAGCCGCACCAGCCTTTGATATTGCGTTGGGGTTACCCCCGCTTTCCGCCATCGCTATAGACGCGATCACCGCCTCATGAGACATATTGGGTTTAATCTCTGAGGCGTTGGCATCACTGATAGCTCCGGTATATCGAAGTAGGCTTTTCAGCTTTGTCATGGGGTTTAGGTTCTCATCCCCCCATTCTGCAGCATCTTTCAACCATCCCCCCACCTTTCCAAAATCTCGCTCTTTAAATAACCAGTTGCGCTGATCGTTTGGGAGGTTTTTTTGTGATTCGGGGGTTGTTAAATCACCAAGAACATAACCTCCAGCGACAGCGATTCCAGCGGGACCAGCCCTCATTCCAGCCAAAATGATAAGGGCATTAGTAATTCCACCAACGGAATCAGCAAATTTCTTCGCGACTTCGGATCCCTCCCGAAAGAATCCAAGAATGTTGTCTTTATTGTTTGTGATCCAATCGCCAAATTGCTGGAGCAGTTTATTGACATCATCCCCGAATGCCAAGACGAAATCGTTACCCAGGTTATCTACTGTCTGGCGCAGCTTCTCCAGGGTTTCGTTAACCTCATTTGCTCGCTTGATGGCTGGGTCTGTAGCGTTGGATCGTTTTTCAAACTCCTTTTGCATGGCGGGCAGCTTACCGGAATAAACCAACCCAAACATGTCAGGAGCGCCGCCCATCTGTCCCCACATCACCTCGGCTTGCGCTTTGTTTAATTTGCGCAGCGCCGTAGCTGACCTGAGAAGCATTTTGCCGGGGTCTTTTTCCCCCATGATGTCAACGCCGGTCATTCCCTGCAATTGCTGTATAGCTATCGTAGAAGCGTCAGGCGCACCCATCGGCATAGCCATCCAGTTCTGCGCGTTCTTCAAGCGCATCAGCATGGATGTCATCGACTGTTCCGAAGCGCCGGTGGCGGCGGCCGCCCGGTTGAAACCGTCCAGGCTTTTCGCCCCCATGTCGAGGAACGATGAAGTGTTGCCCAGATCAACCAGGTTCCGTGTCGTAGACGTAAACAGCCGCCGCGCACCCTCAAGTGTTAAGGCCACTCCGAGGAACTTTGCAGCCCCCATCTGCACTTGATTGAATGCGTTTTTACCGGCATTCCCAAAGGCGGTAACACCATCAGTGAGGCCATCGAATCGCTTACCGACGCTTTCCAGTGGCTTCTTTACGTCCTGATCTAATTCGGCGACGCTTTGGGCTACTTTCTTTTTCCCAGCGAGAAACTCTTCTGCCTGGATTTTTACCTTATAGGCTAACTCTTGGATGATCATTGCTTTTCCAAATGCTCCCGCCAGGCTTTCTCGTTATGGGACTCCACCGCGATAATCTCCAGCAGATTGAACGCATCACGCACAGATAGCCGCTCTTGCAGGTCAAGGTAGCTGGCCTTTTCAGAGCAGATAATCGAATACATCTGGTGTGACACGTTCGCCGGATAAACCAGTTTTGCTGGCTCCGGTTCAGGCTGGATGAAAGGGAACTTTACGCGGCTGCGATTGATAAAAAATCGAAATTTACCTTGAACACCTGATCCATCAGGGAGCGGATAGTCGTCACCTCTTCGAAGTCTTCCGCAATGACCTTGCGTGTTTGCTGACTTCCTTCATGGGAAATGACGATTTCCACTGTTGCCAGTAAGCGAGAGCGAAGCACCTTGGCCACCTCTGGAGACGCGGAGGATAGAACCAGTAGGCCGTAGGTTGCCAGCCCGGCGCATCCCATCATCACTACATCATCCGGGATATTTTCCATACCGTTTGGCATCCCGCTCCCCATGATGCGGAAAATCTCTTGTGAAAGCTCGTCAGCATCCCATGCCGACATTTCCGTGATAATGAACTCTTTCCCGCGATCGCGGTTGTTATCTTCGACGATGTAGGTGATCTGCTTTCTCATTAGACGGCACTCGGTGTAATGGTTTCAAAATGGAATACGACGGGGCGCGGCTGAAGGATGCGGCGTCCCGGCGGCAGCGGAGGCATGCTGAACAGCACCCCGTTTACCATCGTCCACTTTTTGTTGAGAGATGGGACTACCAGGGTAGCGTTTACCACGAACTTGGCGATCGCCGTTCGCTCCGCCGCAACCATATCTTCCAGCTTCCCCAAAGCTGATGATGTCGGCATCAGGGTAATCGTAAAGTCTGCCGGGTTGAACACGAAACCGGCGTGGTATTTGCCGTCGGCCGACATGATTTCTTCGGCGTTCTGCAATGGCGCAGTGTCAAACATGTTGTCGGCCGCGTAGTCGTCAACATCAATCCCACCAGGGTAATAGGCAGGGACGACGAGACGCAGCTTGGAATTGGCGCTTGTGATATCGAGAGGCATTATGTCGTCCTTACAGGATAGCGGTTGAAGACATCGTGATGCTTTGGATCAGTCCGCCATCGACGTAGTAAAAAATCACGCCCTTCAGGTCGCGCTCGATGCGGTTAGATCCCGGTTGCGGCGGGATGTACAGATACCACCCCTCGGAGTACAGCGTGCTGGAGATATCAGCGCCTACCGTGTTGTTGATGATGCGGATCTGTGCAGCATCCAGCGTCACACCCTTGCGGATGGCTCCGAAGTTGAGCGCCTGCTGTGCCACGTCGATCACGGCAGCATTAACAGCCGCATAGCCCTGGGCGTTAAACGGATAGGACTGATTGGCGGTGAACAGGTTGGCAAACGAGCCTACCAGATTTGCGTTCATCCACACCTGGCACATGAAGGTGTCCAGCCACTCGAATTTACCCGTGATCGCACCATTCGATGCGTATTGCTTCATGGTCTTATTCAGGCTATAGGAGCCGTAGAAGTTGTAACCATTGGAGAGCAACGCGCTATAGGTCTGCCCGTCGGTAACGTTCGGAGCCAGGCCGGGGAAGTCGCGGAACTTGTAGGAAACCCGGCCATTAGTGCGCGCAAAATCCAGCGATGCGGCATATGCCAGCGCGGGAATCGCGTACAAATAGGAGCCATACACCGGGAACACGTTTTCATAGCCGTTTGCTACGACAACCTTCTGCATGAAGCACTGCGCGTTATTGGCAACGGTGGCGGACTGTGAAGGGTCATGCACGACATAGCCAAACCGGTTATTTGACGCACTCACCCATGCGCACAGCTCTTGTTTTTGATCATCGGTCATCTCAATCAGGGATGAGAACAGAACCCAATCTTGGCTCAGGTTGATGACGTTATTCATCATGTCCGTCATCGTGACTAGTGCGCTGCCCGGTGACGTGGTAGCTGCGGTGTCTGCGGTTAACTTCAGGCCTGTAGCTAGGTCGCCAGCATCGGCAAAGCTAACGGCACTGTTTGCGCCAGTAGTCAGAGATCGGACGATGAATCGATTTGCGATCGGAAGCCACTCTACCAACACCTTGCCAGCCCCGATCCCGGTAGTCAGCTTGGTGGCGATGTCAGAGAAACTGGTAGCCGAGGACAGGTCGATAGAGGTGCTGGTTACTGCTACCCCGTCGACGGTCAACTTGATCGTGCCGGGTGAAATTGCTTGCAGCGTGGAAAGCTGGACGCCTTTCATACTACCCGATAGCAGATATCCCGCCACAGCAGCGGTGATCACACGGGTGATAAGCAGCTTTCCCGGAATCACGGATGAGTTGTCATAGCCCTTAAAGTAAAGCTGAGCCGCCAGGTATTCTGGAGAGTCGCTGCCTAACAATGATGCAATGTCGGTGGCCGTGGTGAATTCCGCTACGGTTCCGACCCGGATTAGCTCGTTGCTGCTCAGGAGCAGCCCGTTAGCATCTAATGCCGAGCCAGCCGGAGCGACGACGTTTGGAGTGATTCGAAAATCAACACTTAATGGAATTGTCATGTTTTATATACCCACTGGATCGACTGATACTTCAGCCTTATCAAAATATGGTTCGGGGAATGATGCGGTCATGTGGACTTGCAGAGAGACCGTAAGGGTATAACGCTCTTGCCACTGCTGCTCGGCATCAATCATGGGCGCCTGAATAGCTGCAGCTGAGTAGAGCGGTGCTACCCGAGCATCGATAGCCTTGATCAGGTCGTAGGCGTAACTGCTAGCGAAAACTGTCTCCAGCGTCACCGCACGGTCACCGGCACTGTCTCCGTAAATATCGACCTGGATGTCGGCTCGCCTAACCTCCGTCCATCCCATAGCGCTTGTCGATGGTGCGCCGGTGTCCTGATTGATTGATCTGGTAGTGGAGAGCCGCTCAAACCGTAGCGGCGTTAGGATGCAGAACTGTCCCTTTGGCATCGAAGTTCGGTTAGCTTGGGCTTGTCGGCACTGCCCGCAAATAGGCCCAACAAACTGACCCAACACACCGATAACGTCATCAACGGTCAAATCGATCATGGAGACACCTGCAAGTTAACGATTAGGCGACACCAATCAGGCCATAGCTCGATAGGCTCAACCACCAACCAAGTGTGGCCGTCGATGATGAACAGGTCACCACCCTGCTCTAGCTCGCGCTGAACGCTGAAGTAGTTGCCGTAGACATGAATCGACTTAACCAACCCCTGAATATTCAGGCCGTCAACATGCTGCAAATCACCCTTACTGAGCGGCTGCAACTGAATGGTAACGTTTTGGTCTGGTAGATATGACGGAATAGGCTTGCAGCCAGGGCCAATGGTCTCACCGGCATACTTTTTCAGAATTGCCGGGACGTTGGGGTTGATACTGGTGATCGCGTTATTGGCTATCTGTCGAAGGTTCAATTTCGCCCACCTCGTAGCTAATGCTGTCCAACATGTTTTTGGTGTCAATCAGCGGCTTATCAAATCCTTTCTTTGCAATGGTCACTGGAGATAGCGGTGGAGATTCAAGGGTTATAATCGACTGTCTGATGTCACCCACGATGATTTCACCTAGTATTGAAAATATCTCTCCAATATCATCGCCGCGTTCAATTAGCTGGGATGTTTTCTCCTTCCATTTCTCTTCATTCTCTGCGATTGCATTTCTAAAGAAAGGTCTCGGAGGCTGGTTATGGGCTGGATTACCAAACTCGTTGGTAGCGGCAACCATGGGAACTGGAATCACACCGTTGTAAGTTGCCCCTTCAAGAAAACCGACCTTTAGCTGAATGTTGGAAAATTGCTTTTCAACCTCATCCAGCACATCCATCACCTTATCCATCAGTACCTCCGGTAATATCCGTAGGGATAATTTGATGGGGAATGGCCGCTTACATACTGGAAGGTGCGGAATGGTGCCGTAGCATTCCAGTAATCAGCGCCATACTTTGTTTGCATGTACCATGCTGAGTTTGCTGTTACCCCTGGCATATCCGCATGAACGCTAACCGATCCCTCTGATGCACTGTCGATTCGTCCCACCAATTCGGATGGAGACTGCCCATTAGCGCCCGAATAAAGAAAGGCGATATGGGCAACCAGCATATTCAGCAGCATTGCGCGGACAGCCAAATCCGACACACGACTAAAGTCGGTGTTATCGAGATAGATGGTTGCCTGGGTGAAATATTGCTGAAGGAGTGCGTCGTCGATAGATGAGAATTCAGGATAGCGTAGTTTAAATGCGGCGGGGTCAAATATTACGACGCCCATTCACTGCTCCCGCTATTTGGTGTCAGCCTTTTTCACGCCCGGGGCCGGATTTTCCTGATCAATACCTTCGAGGCCTGTTTTGTCTTTTTCAAGTTCTTTACCCTGAGCCTTCACACTGCGCTCGTCTTTCTGGATGAACACTGCGTTGTTCTGGATGTAGGCAGAATCATGATAGGTCGCAATGAACTTATCCATGAATTCTTTCTCGACCTGAGTCACGCCGAAAGCACCTTCAGGAATTGCCCCATCAAGACCACGCAGGGCGGTGGATGCCGCCCCGTTCAGGATTACTGTTTTGCCATCCAGAGTTACCTGAAGGCCGTTTGGCAATTTGCAGCCAACACTTACCTTTTCTGCCATGAATTAAACTCCCAACATGCTTGCAAATGCCAGCGGCTGGCGAATGATTGCGCCCCAGGTGCCACCGGTTTTCTTTTGTTTGTACGCGGACAGACCAACAACAACCGGGTGAGCGCGCATTTTTTCGGTAAATGCGCAGTAGCCAGTGTCCTGACCATCCAGATCGTCGGCAATCAACTGAACCAGTTCGCCGGATGCGGTGTTGTACTCAACGGCAGTGACAACGCGCAGATTCGGGAAGTTTTTCTTCAGCTGATCCGACACATTGACGTTGTACATGTTGGTCTTAGTCAGGTTAGCCTCAGACTCAGGAGACATCGCCAGCGTCATTTTGCTGTCGCGCTCTACGTAGCCTTTGGTCTGCTTGATCAGTTGCTTGTACAGCGCCTGAATGTCGTCATACACAGCCTGAGCGTCTTTGGTTGCCCATGTAGTTCCGCCACCAGTGCCTGATGCAGCCGGGGTAATGGATGCTGGCAGGTTAGGGTCGTTCAGGATGCCGTAGTTCTTCAGTCCAGCAACGCCAAAGAAGTAAGACTTGTTCTGGAACTTGTTCAGGGTCAGTGCTGAAGCCGTGTTCAGTTGCTGAGCCCACGCGATACGACCTTCACCGTAACGGTCAAGTTCCAGCGCACCCCACTGAGTGATGGTCTGGTACAGGTAGGATTCACGCGCAACCCAGTTTACGTTAGCGCTAACCTGACCGTTGTTGTTGTAGTCACCATAGCTGGAAACCTGACCAGTGGATTCAACGACCGGGAATTGAGCGGTCATGGTGGTCCAGTCTCCCTTTTTGGTTTCGCCCATGATTTCCACCGCTTTCATTGGGGTAACCAGGATGCGAATCAGTTCCGGATCGACGTAGTTGGTGAAGTACCACGGAATACCGGAGTTACTGGCGGTTACCAGTGTTGGCTGAGCATCCATCGCGTAGGAATAGCTATTCGCCACGGCGTCCGTCAGATAGGATTTGGCTTCCGGAAGGATTACACCGTAATCCCGTTCAGCCATTGCCTTGTGTTGTAAAAATTCTGCGTTATTCATTGATTAGCTCCAGGTGCCCATCTGAATTAGTTCGCCAGCAGCGCCAGCGCTACCAACAACAAATTTGGTTTCTACATAACCGGAGATAGATGCACCGGCTGCGCCAGTGGTAATAGAACCATCTGACAGTTTGGCGAAGATTTTCTGTCCTGCAGTTGCAACGCCTGCGGTTTTCACCAAGAAGTCGCCAGCAGTCATCAGGGTCATCTGGAAGCCAGGCTGAATAGTCATGGAAGCTTCAGCAAGCCATGTAGTAATCGACGCCTGACCTTCACGATGGACGAAACCAGCCGGAACGCCGGTGCCGGCATTGTCGACAACGCCGTTGGTTACCCATGCGAATCGACCTACGATTACGCCGTTGGTGCCAGCTACCAGAGCACCCTCACCCGCCAGCAAGCTTGCTTTCGGGTTGGCAGAAGCGAAGTCACCTTCAACGCCCGGTGCCTGCTGCTGATTAATTACATTTTGAAAGCCGCTCATTGCTTAGCTCCGTTTCATTTTGGTTGCGCCAGGGAATGCTTTGGCGAAGGAAGTGGTTGCCGCCGAATCCATACCCAAGCCGTGGTTAGGTTTGCGGGCATCAGATTTCTGGCTGATAGAGAATTCAACCATTGATTTCAGCGCCGAAGGATGGACTCCTTTGTGGTTTGCACCGATAGAGTCCAGGGCGAAGCGATAGATATCTTCTGCAGAATCCATGGCGACTAGGCTCACATCACCAACAAGCGGGCGAACGCATTCACGCGCTTCATTGGCCTGACGGATGCGGCCCATCACGTTTTCTTCAGCTTTGCGGATTAATGCGGCATCCATAGCTGCTTTGTCCTCTTCGTCTTCATCGTCTTCATCTTCGGCTTTTTTGTCCTTTTCTTCGGACTCTTCGTCCATAGCCTTTTTGTCTTTGGCTTTTTTGTCTTTAGCCTTTTCGCCGAGACTTTCGTCTTCGCGATCGAGTTTTTTCTCTTCGTACTCGTCGCGCTTCTCTTTGGCCTTGATGTCTTTACGCTCGCGCTCGTCTTTCTCTTCCTCTTCGAGTTCGAGATTTTTCTTGACCGCTTTTTCGACTTCTTCAAGGTCTGCGTCTTGTGCCAGGAATGGCTTCAGAGCAGCCGCGAGTTGTTTGGCTTTTGCCATCTCTTTTAGCTCCAATGGTATTGAATCCCCGACAACAACGTCGGATCCGGCTCTGCCCTCTATTACGAGAGCAACGTGGTTCCCGACGATATCGCGCATTACGCCATCGTATGGCTGGCCTTCATGCACGCCGGGGGTCATGTCAGCTACATATCTGTAAGCCGACGAAAGTTCTTTCTTCTCGTCTGTCTCAATTCCAGCGATGGAATCAGCATCCCAGACGACAAGGGAGTTTTTGAGGTAAGTCCCGTCAAACTCCGAATCAGTACCGGTCGAGCCAACCACAGCCATCTTTTGAGGGTCTGCGGCGGTAACCGGGATGTGTTCATTGAGGAGCGGGATGTTGTTGAATGTCGATGCTGCTTTGGCTAACTCTTTTGGGTCGCGAAGCAGGTAATAAACTTTGTCTGGCTGTAGGCCTAGCGATCTGGAGTTGGGAATTTCACGACCATAGTAAGGGCAGACGTTAGCCTTGCTGATTGGCGTCAGTTCGATGTGCAGGCGACCGTCCTTGTCAAAGGAACGAACCGTTGCCCTGTCGAATGCCAAAGCGGAGTCACCAGTGTAGCCATTGGCGTAAGCGGCTTGCCCCTGCTCTTCTGCTTCTTCTTTGGTTGGATAAACCTTTCCGTGACTTCCCCATTGCCAGCCGCCTTCAACTTTGCGTACGGGCATGGATTTACCTTTCTTCAGGCAATAAAAAAGCCGCCTCAGCGACCGTTATTTTTCTTCAATGCGGTTATCGTCAGTATCGCTATAACCACTCCGCCAAATATCAATGTCAGGCCTAACGCCTTGAACAATTCAATCATTTTCTCTCCAGTCCGGGAATGATAGGAGACCAGGTACACCGGCAGTTAATAGCCTCCCCCGGCAGCACCCATTCACCATCGAGATATAGACCTTTGTCGAGATCGAACTCTTTGCCGTCCGCTTTCACATGGGATGGCCTTGGTTTTTTTCCGGCGTGTGAGTGTCGCCAGATACCTTTGGTAATGCCGAGTTTCTTCTGTCGTTCAGACTGAATGACCGCCGTCGCCTTGTTGTTCTGGTCCCTTGCAATCGTCTCTGCTCGGCGGCGTGTGATGCCGTAGCGCTTCACCAGTTCATCGGTGAGATAGCCAAGGTCACGCCCACGGCTGACAGACTGCATGACCATCGTCTCCACCTGTGTGTGATAGTGCTCAGGTATCGACTTAATCAGGTTGACGTTCTCGTTGATGACGGCCTGCATCGCGTTTTTAAGCTCATCGTTCATCGTGAACTTAACAGTAAAGCCGCCATCCTTTAACGCGGAGTGTAGCGAAACATCAGTGTTGCGCAGCGTCTTATCGACAAAGCGATCTGCCAGTTTCTTTGCAAGCTCATTGAACTTGCTCTCCCACTGCTTGCCGAGTTTTACCAGCCTGCGCTTTAACTCATTCGCCGGACTAGCATCCATCGCCATACTGTCTTTGTAGCCAGCCTCAAGCCAGTGCCGGTAAGACTTGTTCATCTCCCGAACCAGCTTGAGAAGCTCTGCGCGATACCACTCATGAACTCCGGCGTTAGCCCTGACTGGACGAAGGGTTTTCTGGTTCTTCGAATCCTTCTTCGATGGACTCGTTTTCGCGATCTTCTTCGTCATCTTCGGATTCCATCATGTGGTATGGGCTGGCCTTGTCGGACTGGCGCATACTCCTGATCGCGTCGAGGTCGAACACTCCGGCTTCGGCATAGTTCTTGTCTGCCTCAGACTGGTGCTTCATGACCTCTGCTTTCTCGGATTCTGTAAGCTCATACAGCGGCAGGAACTCGAAATCGATGTCAGGGTCAATCTCGCCGAATTCGTTCAACTGGAGGACGTCCAGCACGGTTTTCAGCGGACTTCTAAACAGATTCTCCTGCATGGCATGGATAGAGTCGTAGAAGACGCGAATTTCACCATCAGATGAAGCGTTAAGTCCGTTTGGCGTGATGCCAAGAAGTTTTACCAGGGGAATACCTGATACTGACGCCATCTGCTCTTGTGCTTGCGCCTGGAGAACATCGACACCGGACAGGCTTGTCACGAACTGGAAGAACTCTTCCGAATCCTTATCAACAAGGAACATCCCGCGATTATCGCGAACCTTATTGAAGAACTCCGCGCGCATAAACAGGTTTGGATCCGCAACTCCGGATAACACGTTTTGCATGTTCGTCTTCAGGCCGTACACCACAAACGAGTGAACCAGATCGCTCACGCTGTCACGCGTTCTCAGCCAGTTCTGCACGTAGGGTTCGGCCATCTGGCTGAGCGACAAGCCTCCGAAGTTATACGCCGCCTTGAGAATGTCAGGAACCTGACGTGAAATCATCGTCAGCATGCGGCTAGCGTGAACTGTTCGACCCATGACGTACCATTCAGCCGGGTTGAAGAAGTCAGGGCTTAGTGGGTTGTCAGCGTTATACACGCCCGGGTAAGTCCACATAGGTTCGATAACGCGGAACCCGTTCAGGCTTCCTTTGGTTATCTTGCGTGGGCTTATGTAGAGCTTCTTGTCCAGCTCATCAGGAACCAGCCATGCAGAGTTACCACTCGGCGTCTTCACGTCGATGTAAATCTGGCCTCGCCCAAAGTATCCGTCATGCTCAGCAGCTTCACGGAACTTTTCACGCACATGAAAGCGCCTTAACGCGTCATCCAGTTGCCTAATCTTGGCGGCTTTATCGTCACCTTCATCTTTTCCGACGTGCTTCAACTCAATCCACTTGCGAGTCATTTCCTCGGAGATCGTGCCAGTAATCTTGCGATACTCCGGCAACTGAGCGAGCTGTGACAGATATGGATATCCAGGGAAACCACCATATCCATATGCAGTGATATTGGCTGAATTCAGGTAACTGTAAGGCGTGGAGTCCATTGCCAGCGCAGCCTCACCAACACTCTCAGGAATCACTCCGGGAGGTGGCGTATAGCGCTCAATCTGACGAAGCACCTCGCCCTCTGACTTAATCCTTTCCTGTTCATTCAGCATCGCCAGCGCATTAGCCAGCGACATTGGCTGTTTTGCCTCTTCCTTTGGAGGCTCAGCTTTTTTCTTTTTCCAGCGTTCAAACACTATGCGAGCCTCAAAAGTTCTTCAGATATGCGTAACGGGCCGTTGCCATTCTTCATTTCGTCGATGGCGTCCATCATTGGATCGAGTTGGTCGTCGTGCGTATTGAAATCGGGGTTGATGGCTTCCATCTCGACGAGGAAGTCGTTAATGAATGGGGCGTTTGCCGGTAGCTTCACGTAACCGGACTCGATGTATCCCTGAACGTCCATCAGGCGCGTGTACTTGTCCTTGTTGCGCTGAATGGCCTTGATAGGGCACAGCGCGCGTTTCCTGATGTTCTGAATCAGGCCGGTGCCGGATGATTTATCCTCTATCGCCATGTGGCGGAGTGGGCCGTTCTTTAGCTGCTTCGATTTTTCCCAAAAGGCGATCGCCCGACGCTGGAGTTCATCAGCTTCCCATTTCCCTCTAATCAGGTCGATAAGGTAGAGATAGCCGTCGTCCCCCATTCCCCAGTGCTCGAACACCGAAAAGTCATTGGCCTCTTTGGTCTTCTGCGCTGTATCGCCGTAGATAGCCCGCCACTTCATCTTAGGCAGTTCGCGGTATTCGCCGAACCACTCTGATTTAATTAGGCCACCGCCCTTGGCTGTGGGTCGCTGTTGGTAAAGTGCGTTCCATACCAGAGAGCCGCGCTGTTTGGCTTTATCGACGAACGATTGAGGCATGCGCTCAGGGAAGAGGATTTCACCTGGCTTGCGCAGGAAGTAGCGCTTGCCGTTTAGCTCATGAATCTCTTCCGTCTCCGCTTCCATAGGGAAGCTAACGACGCGCCACTTCTCGCCGCCCTCTTCCGCTTTCTTCAGCAACTGCCCAGCGAGGTCGTCCTTGTGCCAGCGAGTCAGGATGATAATGATGCCGTTTATCTTCGGATCTGCGCGGGTGAAAAAAGTCGTGTCGTACCAGTCCATAACGGCTTCCTGGTACGTTGGTGAAGCTGCTGTTTTGTAGTCTTTGGCCGGGTCGTCGATGATACCTATGTTCATACCCTGGCCGGTGATGCCACCGTTAACGCCAGCCGCTCGATATGATCCGCCGTGGATATCACCATTGGGATTTACTACCTCCCACAATTCAGCGGTTCTAATCGCGCCTCCAGCCCCAACGCGGCCAGTTGGCAATCGCGTTTCCGGGAAAACGTCGGCGTACTTATCAGATCCGATGATGCGCTGCGTATCCCTCGACATCCTGTTGGCAAGGTCTGAGGAGTAGGAACAGGCGATCACGTTCCAGTCGGGGTGTTTACCCAGCACATAGGCCGGGAACCTGCGTGAAGCCTTTTCGCTTTTACCCGAACGTGGCGGGGCGAAGATCATCAGGCGAGGCATCTTTCCGGCTTCAACGTCAGCCAGGAACTGATCAAGCTCAGCGGACAGTAGCTCGTTAAACCACCCCGTTTCATACAGCGGATTGGTGTAGAGCGTAAATCCCATCAGGGTCTTTCGCGCCTCAGCTATAGCCCGCTGTTTATATGCCTCAAGAGTCTGCCTGTTTCTCTGCGAGCTGGGATCGATACCTGCCATGACCCAACTCCTTTAGTCTCTCTTTAAGCTCTTCATCGGTGATGTCTGAATACTGGATCGGGCCACCTTTAGCGCCGGTTAGCTCAGTTGATGTTTGCTCGCGGAATGCTTGGACTGTGACGTGCTTACCAAGTAGCTCAAGGTTCTTCACCTTATCAGGCCACTTGATCTTCTTCAGGATGCCAACCATCTCTCTGTCATCGCCGCGTCCTTCGAACATTTCCGCAAGGTCAAATCCACTGAGGTAGCGCCGCCATGATGCAGGCCAATCCGAGACAGGCTTCAGACTCATGTCATCAGTCATGATGTCTAGCACGTCCATCTGGTCTATCTCAACCAGACGCCGCAAGACATATGCAGCGTCAATCCCTATTTGCTCAACGCGGGTTGCTTTGAGTTCTGCCACAAAAGTTTGAACGTTAACATTCGTTAACAGCCTGGCGGCCTGTTCTTTGGCGGTTTTCTCGCTGTAGCCCGCCCTGATGGCCGCCTGAGTGGCGTTTAGGTCTTTCAGGTACTCACGGGCAAACAGCTCTTGTTTGTCGGTGAGCTTTGCCATGTTATTTATCCGTTAAGTTGATTCTTTCAGAATTTTGTTCTATACGCCCGTCGGGCGCATTCGCACTTTTCAGGATTTATAATCAGCTAGCCAGGGTTCCTGCAGCACGAAGTTTTGCCAACAAACCATTAAAGTCTTCCTTTGTCGGCGCGGCGGTCAGATCGGTGATGGCTGCGGCTTGCTTCACAGCACCCAGAGTGGTGGTTGTGGCGGCGGTTACTGCTGCAGTCGCCTCTTGTGCGGTAGGCACAGCCACAGACGAACCTGATTGACTAATTACGGATACAGGCATGTTTTCACCTATGCGTTAACGATTATGGTGGCGTCAGCGTTTAGCGGCTTGACGAATACCGGCGCACCGGCGGTTACGTGATAGAGACTGAGGTTTAGCGACCCACCGATGAATGGCAGGCCAACCAGGGATAAATCGGGCTTGGCCGTAGACTGGCAAAGATGTGTAAAGCTCTTGGGCTGACAAGTGTCATGACATACGCGAAGTGGGAGCAGGGTTGCAGCAGCCCGAACGCCGCCGCCATATCCGCCATCGAGATGCTTTTGTACATGCACTCGGCAGGGGTGCTTGATGGCTGGCTATCGCGGATTTGATGCGACAAGTAGTGCTAGTCTCGATCTTTTCGCTAAAACAACCCCTCAATGAGGGGTTTATACTTACTGTCGGGTAAGTCTTACTTCGTCGTATGCTCGCTCACATCCGAAACCTCGAGTTCTGGATTGTTGAGCAGCTTCCGCCATTCGCTGCGCTGCTTCATCAGCCAGGCTGTACAACTTGGCGAGCACTCGGGGATCGGAACCTGGCGCACCTGCTCCGGCAGTTCCGGTATTGCAGGAGGCGCTACTTTTGCGCAGTCGGCTGGCATAGTCGGCAACCTGTTTCCGCAGGCTGTCAGCATCAGAACGAGCAGCGGCAGCATCAGAATGCGCCCCGGCCAGTTGCTGCGACGTTTGCGCGGCGATTTTTGCGACGGCATTCTGTCCCCTTTGTTCAAGCTCTCTGTTTTTGGCCTGGAGAAGCGCTAGAGCGTGCTCGTTCTCTGCCTGAGATTGGTTCCATCGGGCTTGCCATGTTAGGTCTGCCTTTTGATACCCGGCATCGTAGGAAAACCATGCGGCGGAGATAATGGCGATGGCGAACGCTGCCATCGTCCAATGCTTTTTGATCAGCTCAAGAAAAGACATCGCTCAGCCTCCCGGCGACGCGTTAACCCTGGGAGCGGTTTGCCTTTGCTCTTGTTCCAGCGGGGGAATTCAGCAGCGGCACCGGCATAATCACCAGAATTCAGCTTGCGCAGCAGAGTTGATCCGGACAAGGCGGGAAGGCCAAAGTTATAAGCAAAACTAACCAGCGCATCAAATTGACTCTGAGAAACAGAAACCCTCAGCGCGGATGAAACTTCGCTTCCATAGTCAGCCGCGCCAACCTTAAGAAGGCGTTCAGCCGTTTCTTTGGTGATCTTCATACCGGAATGAATCGGCACTCCATCAACTGGCCGCGTCCATCCATAGCCGATTGTCAACTTGCCAGCCGGGCACTTGTAAGCCTCAAGTCGGCAACCCTCAAACTCTCGGATCAGCTTCAGACACTTCTCGCTTGGCGTCATCGAATAATCTCCTCAGCCGCAGATACCATGCGCAGCTTGACGTAATCTTCGTTTTCGGGCTTCTGTGTGAAACCTGCGACCAATAGGCCAACCATGTGACCATAGCCAGGGGGGATAGCCGCGTAGCAGACGTAGTTAACACCCTGCTTTCTGGCCGCCTCGCCTACTGCGGTGTTTGCGATCAGCTTGGTGCAGAGCGTCTTCTCGGTGATCACCTTAATCAGGTTGGCAGATTGCTCGGAGTAAGGCCGTAGGGCTAAATCACCGGTTCCCTCAAGGAACTGCATCCGGTTCTGTCCAACCCGGAAATAAATGGCGTTTCTCCGGTTCTGGTTCAGGTTGATAGACCAAACCGTAATCGACTGAGCGCCAACGTCCGCCATTAGCTTCACAGCCGCATGGTCTATAGACGCTTCATCGATAGTGGGAATACCAAAATTCGACATAGCCCAGAAAGAAACCTCGCGCCGGTTCTCCCATAGCGAGTAACAGAATGTCAGGGAGACGATCAGCGCCACTAACATCACTAATCGTTTTGGCGTGTTGACGTACTTGATGATCTTGAGGGCGAAGTCCATGCGCCCGGCTTCTTTGTCCGACTTGTTATTTTGGTTTTCCATTCGTCCACCATAGCCAACGGCTTCCGGTGGCCTTGAATTGTGAGCGCGCCGCCCTAGCTGCATAAAGGAGATGATCTAAGGGATGATTAGGGCGAAGCATATACGAAAAAAGCCCCGCATTGAGCGAGGCTTGAATATAAGAAGGCCGCAGGGTGACAAATTACGGTGACAGCGCAATCTGACAGTTATGCCTGCGGCTCGGTTTCGGTGCCTTATTAACGAATAGGCGAATTTCCAGCGTTGGAATAATTCTGGTCTTTATTTCCGCGATTGTCAATACTGCTTTATGCAGATATTTTTCTAATCACAGAATCGGCCGCTGATTCCTCCTGTATGCATTTAGTAACCAGATCTTCGAAGAATGGCTGGATGTGGTCATATGCCGTCGTCTTTCCAAGTTGGGGGTAGAACTCTCGCATGGCGATAATTATCGTGGCGAAGCTGATACGGGCAAATCCCCGGCCATTACATTTAGAGCAAGTTTTCATGACCGGCACTCCTTGCCGCTCACTCTCAACTTTATCCATAACCATCCCGCGCCCCTTGCAACGGCATGAGTTGCTGATCTCGCCCTTACCTTTGCAGGTTTTGCAGAGAACACGAGCTTTCTCTCTAATCTCTCGACAGTCGGATCGAAAGAATTTCATGTTGAAAACCTCCGCCTCAATAAACCCACCAGTGCAGTCTGGGCATTTACGCGTACTGGCCGCGCTACGGCAGTAGTCCTGATATGCAAACCTTGCGAGCACTTGCACAACTTGAGATTTAATATCATCACCAAGTTGATTTATTTGCTTGACGCTATTTGCTCGCGACATTCCATAGTTAACGAGCATCTCTATCGCGTTCTCGCTACTGGTGAGGCCAGACTTTGATAGATAAAGCTCCAGACCAAAGCGGCATTTTGAGGAGGCCACCCCAATAACCGTCATTGCGTCTGTGATTGTAAAGGAGTCACCAGTAGTTCGAGAGCTATCTGAAAATCGTGGAGACTTCGGAGAAAAGAATTTCGTAATGCTCTCAATGTTCATGCGGCTTTTCCTTATTGGCGTTGCTGCGTTTGATGATTCCCATGATGCGTTCCTTCAACCGGGTTATCTGGAGCTTGTGAGATTTAATCTCGTCCTCAAGGCGCTCTATTTCGTACAGATCGTAGAGTGTCATCACCGCTTCTCCTTCTTGCGTGGGGCGTGATCCCATGACTGAATGCCGGTGGTTGGTTTTACTGAGGGGTGAATCGGGGTGAACAGCGATAGGATGTAGGCGATCAGACTTCTCATAGATTCTCCTTTTCTCGTAGCTCTTTGGTCTTTCTCCGATACGTTGCGGTGATTTCTTCCAACTCCTCCCGCGTCCACTTCCTGGGCTCATGGTGTGACATGAGCGAATCGAATCGCGCCCGGCCGATTTTGGCGATCAGGTTTGGCGTGTAGTTTTCTATATTCCCGGATAGGTGGTTATTGCAGGGGGCGCACTGCTTGTGACAGTTAAACTCATCGAACCTAAGCTCAGGGTTAGCGCCGGTGGTTCGATAATGCCCGCCGTGCCATTGCCCGGTGTGGTAGCGGCCGCAGCTGATGCACGGTTGGTCTTTATCTCGCTCTCGGATGTACTCGTTGAAGGACTGCTGGGCTTTCTTGATGAAGTAACTGAGGGGTTGTATTGCGCGTTTCCGTTCCTGATGCTTCTTCCTGCTCTCTAACTCCTTTCTCTTTCGCCGTCGTTCTGCCGCCTGTATCGCTCGCTGTCGCTCTTTCTCTCTTAGCTTGATGGCGAGTTGGGTTCCGTGTTCTGGACAGCACCATCGCTCATAGGGAGCTTTTGGCATGAACCATGCGCGGCATATTGCGCACTTCCTCTTTCGCAACTGCATATCACCTCCAGCATGGGTTGATCATGCCCCGCGGGGTCTTGGGTTGGTATTCACTCTCCGGTAGCTTGGCGGCCACATCCCACAGGCGCGGATCGACGTTTAGACTTTTGCGTGCTTTGAATCCCCCGCTTTCGGCAATCGTCAATCAGCCGATCGGCCTCCTCTGAGGTCATTCCCTGTTGCAGAAACCATGTGAACATTAGGCCACCTCTTGGATATCCAGGTCGCGGACGATAGCGCCGCTGATACCGACGAAGCGCATGAAGACGGCGTGGGCGGTAAGATGACTCTTTGAAACAAGCTCAATCTCGAAAGGAAAGGCGTTCCAGGTGCAGGTAATGCGGTAGGTGTTCATGCTGCGCTCCTTACCGGGCGGCCAATGGACTCCAGCGTTGATTTTGAAATGGTGGTGATCATGCGGCGCGGGGTAGTGAACGGACGCCAAATGAGTAACATCGAACCCTTGCTGTTTCCCTTCTGCTCCTCACCGGTTACCGCGTGGATAAAGTTGATGCGGCCGCCGGTGATCACCCTCACCTCATCGACCGTTTTCAGCGAATCACTGAACCAACCCACACTCATATCCTCCGGGACAAGCATCACTACCGCCTTAACTTGTCGCTCGCTTTGCTCTGCCGCTTTAGCGACCCAAGGCCCGATCTTGCTGTAAGGCGGGTTGCACCAGATGGCACCAACGCTATTCCAATCGCATGCCAGAGAGTTATCCGCTTCGGTTAGGAATTGGTGGCACAGCGCATTGTGATCCGATGCCGCAGCGTCCAGCCAGAAACCGAACTCGATATCTAACGCATCGAATAGCCACAGCGGGGTTTGCCAGCAGTCTTTAGCCGATGCTGGCGTATTAGACTTGATAGTCATGCTGCGCTCTCCATTTCGATTAGCTTTGACGCCTCATTGGGCAAGGTGTGATCCGGGTATACAGCCATCCATGCTTCGCGGGGATAGGCGTTTACCTCTCCGAACCTGGGACAGAAAACACGTTTGATGGGTACGCCGTTGGACTCGCACCACTTCTTTAGTGTCCGCCAGCATGACTGCGCCTTTAGCGATGTTCCCGGATTGGCCTTGATCACCCGCAGGCAGTCGTAGTACAGCGTCGTCTGCTGCATGACGATTTCCAGTTTCTGTTTTTTGCGCTCGGATTCGACGAGACATTCCAGAGCCTGGAGGTAGGTTTGCGGCACCGATCGCGCCGACGCATGCTCTAGCTCATGCCAGCGGTCGATAACCTTCATGCGAAGAACGGCGCTATACCCGGCCAGCAGGCAATCGACGTGCCGCCGATCTAACCGGTATTCCCTTTGGCGGCGGTTGCAGTTATCGAAATAGATGCGCCCAAAACTGGATGCATCTTCATTCAACTGCTCAAGCATCACCTCAATGTCTCGCTTAACATGAAAGTGCTTTTTGCCGGTCAGTTCCGAAATCTCCCGGCTGGACATGGTGATAGCATCACTGCTGATTAGGTTATTCATAGTGAACTCCATTGGGATATTTAGGCGGGGCGGCGGATGAAGCGCCATTGGTCAGTTTTAATATTCACCCAGGGCTCGAAACGGCCTTCAGCGATAACGCGAAAAGGGCAACAATCACAGCTATTACTCGGATCAACGTAATCAACCAGATACTCCCCAGCTTCGAAATTATCGCCACCACTCCACCACACGATGTCGCCAACCTTCAGGTCGTGCCAGTCGGTAATATTCAGCGGCTGTGCATCATCACTCCACCCAGCCGCCCGCAAAGCATCATCCAGCGCCTTGCGCGCGTCGGCTTCGTCCTGCTCGGCCAGCTTTAGGATATTGCGTGAGGTGTCGGAATTGGCTTTTGCTTTCTTCCATGCGTACATGAGTTCGTCGATGGTCGGCTGATCTCGTTTGCTTGGTGTGCACGAGACGATTTCGCCAGCAACAATTTTTACATCGAAAAGCTTACCGTCCACATCAGCTGCGGCCATACCTTTAAACTGTTGTTCCGGCTTGTGCAGTCGGTACGCGACGATGTCGTTGCAAACATAGTCGTGACACCAAAAAGGTTGCGATGCATCGCGCTTCCAAAATGATGCAAAGTGACCCGCTGGTACCGCGCTCTCCTCCACGCCGTCACGATACTTCACATCAACCAACGTTCCACGAACGACCGGAATCTTTCCGCCTTTCCACTCGCACCAGCCGTCCGCGTCCGGTTTGACATGAGGCCGCCATTTCGCACCCGCCATCGGCATGGTCATCAGCCGTTCATGACGACAGTCGCGCACGATACGACCATTTGCGGCCATCATATCAATCGCGACGCCTTTCGGCAGTCGGTCAATCCTCTCCCACTTTGCCCAACCGTCACTGTCGAGTTTGACGATGTCTTCAAGCAGGGGACAATACGTCCAGTTATCACCCTGCTTGGTGAAATGAGGCACGTTCGAACCGTCGTCATACTTGAGCGTTATGATGTCACCCACATCAGCACGTGACCCGCCCGCCTGTCCAACCACCACAAACTTATCACCCACTTTGTAACCCAGCTTTTCGCACGGTGTCTTATTCATCCTGCTTCTCCTTAATTCGCTTATATTCTGAGTCGCCAGGTATCGTTACCAGACAGCCAATACTGGCCGCCCATGCTTCAACCTGACTCATGAAATAGTTCATTGCTCCGGTGTCCAGATTGGACGTTCGGTGTAGTTCTTTGACGGTTACTCGCTCACCATTGACAACATCAACCCGCTCGGCATCTTCATATCCGAGGTAGGTGTGTTTCATTGCGCACTTAACCCATTCAGGCGTAGCAAAGCCCCTACCTCTGCGCTTTAGGTATTCGCTTATCTCGCCACACCACATGTGAAAAGTGCATTTTGGGACAGGCTGCGTTTATCTTTCCAAGGCTTAAGTATCAAGCGATATTCACCATGGTTTAGCAGTTCCTGGATTTGATGGCCTACTGAATTGAAGTTTAGCTTGGTGAGTTTTATTCCGTCTTTGGCTATGTCATTCACTGTTACCTCGCATCATCGCGATTTCTTTTCCTAATATCCCAATGATTCCGGGAAAGCATCTGCCCGCTATCACTGAAAAGACATATCACCCTTCCAATCTTTCTCCATTTCCATCCTGCTGGAGAGTTAGCTTCACATTCTGATTTCGGCCACTCTTTGACATTGTCTACCAGGAAATCAGCGGCTTCTTCACGCGTTAACTCTGGAATCATGATCACTCCTCCGGCGGGGTTGGTGGATTTATTCCGAATGGTAGGGAAACATATCTCCAACCAATAACACCTTTAATATCGCTATAAAAATTACCGTCATCCCATGATTTAATGTGATCATTAAAATATGCCGTATAGCAATAACCAATATCGGTAACCACAATAACCCATGTGTTAACTGGCGGCATCCTCTCACTACATTTGATCCACTCTGGCTGTGCCGCTTTCCATGCTAGCCAAGCGAGGCGAACATCTTGCCACTCATATACTCCATCATCAACATCACGACTCATATCTACAAATGGGCCAAGGCAGTTAGACAGCCACTTCTCAAACTCTTCTCGCATGTTCATTTGTCACCCCACGTCAATTCCTTAATGGAGTTTAAATCAAGTTGATAGTGTGGATAGGTATCACCAACAATAAACCCAGCGCCTTTACGAAATCTTTGTCCTGAAGGTGAAATCCACATCGTTTTCGTCTCTCTTAGCTTAACCCGCAATTTACCAGTGAGAGACAAAACAATTCCTGAGTGAGTGTATTTCTTTTCCATAAATCACCTCTTGAAATATTTATTCCTGATTTCTGATATTTTCGACAATCCCGCCTCATTGCTCACCGGTATGCATAGTTTTGGAATTTGCTTAACCGGCGCCGGGATTTCCTCGCCAGCCTTAATCCGATCCGCCATCTTGCGAATCTCTACGCCACAGCGTGATCTAACCTCTGACTCGCTAAGATTGAGTGATCGCATCTGGTCTCGCAGTTTCGTCACCATCCAGTACGTCGCGTTGCTCGGCCAGGGGTATTCCTCCGCAGAGTCGTACATGCTTCGCTCTGAGCAATACTTCATCATCAGGCCGTATAGTTCGTCAGGGCTAGGCAGTCCGGCAGAGCTGAATTCGCCAGACCGGCACCATGCTATGAACTGGCCGGGCGATGGGAGGAATGGCCGCTCTTGCTTTCGTGCGATTCGCATACCAGCAGAAACCTGGTCAAGGCTGGTAATCCCGTTTTCCCGGAACGCCATCACCCATTGGCGACGAATCTCGTTTATCTCGCGCTGGTCACGGTTGGACAGGCTGGCAGGGAATACCGCGAGAAGCTGAGTGAACACTCCGTTGATGACATGGGCCACCTGCTCAACAGGCGGAGCGTCACAGCGCTGCTCAGGTAGGTTGCTGGCCACGCTCTGAATCTGCCCACGGCTGAATTTTTGTATCTGCTCTGAAACGCTCCTCATAGCTGAATCCCGTAAATCCAGTCAGTGTTAGTCAGGTCGACCTTTGGCCTTTCAGCCGGTTTACCTGACGCCAGTTTTTGACGCTTGATGTCTAGCTGAGTCCATTTCTTCCGCAGCGTAGCTGGGCAGAGAACATTCCCCTTCCAGAAGTCGTCCTCGCATGCCCACTTGAACAGCGTGGCGATTTCCTTGTGAGTGTGTCCGTCGCTCTCTCGCATCAGGCGGATGTCGTTAGCCCATGATGCGTAGTTTGGTTTCTTGGCAGTTGAGGAGATGCTTTGCACGACTGAGAACAGCCATTCAGCGCAGCGAAGGTCTTCGGATGTTCCCCACTTGGTTCCGCGTTGAATTGCAGCATCTGGTCGAGCAATCTGAATCTCATTCCGACAGCCGTCTGAGGATTCGTTAGAATTCTCGGACGTAGAGGGGTTTATGACTGGTTCTAAAGAGTGACTGGTTATGGGGTCAGCTCCTGCCCCACCCCCTAGGTCAGCTCCTGCCCCACCCCCGGTCAGCTGCTGCCCCACCCCTATGGCATATGCTGCCCCACCTGTTTCGCCTGATTTTGGGATAAACGGATGTGACTTATTCAGCGTAAGGTGAAATACGTTTGACTGGTTCAGCGAGCCATTTTTTCTGTACTCTCTGCGTAAAAGCCCCATCTTCTCAAGTTCTCTTATGTGGGACTTAACCGATGAACGAGAGGTTTCGCAGTGTTCTGCGATGTGCTGATAAGATGGCCAGCATTCGCCATTGTCGCTGGCGTTGTCCGCCAGCTTGATGAGTACCAGCTTACGCAATGGATTACCGACCTTGATGCTCATGGCTTTAACCATTAACAACATGCTCATGATTTACCTCAATCGCTAGACTGATTATTCGCCCCCTCGCGATACTCATTCAGTATCTCGATAGCCTCATTCCAGGCTGAATCGGGGATTGTGATCTTGCTTTCGTACGCGTTAACGTTCGCATCGAAGAGAAGCTCCAGAAAGCGTCGAGCCTTGCGGGCAGAGAATTGCGGGATTGCGGCGCTGCGGGTGAGTTTTTTCTTGCCGGCCGCCTTGGCCTTGTCCATCTGCGACCGGGCAATCTGCGGGGCATCAGCTCCGTGTTCGCGAGAAAGTGCGACTGCGGTAGTCGGCGCGACTTCGCCAGCCTTGACCATTGCGATCAGGTCATCACCACAGGTCAGGAGTTGCAGATGATTCTCTACATCGCTTAGGGAGCGCTTTACGCGCTTTGCGATTTCATCCGATGTCCAGCCCTGGTTGGACAGTCTTTGGTAAGCAGCGGCGCGCTCAAGCGCTGTGAGAGGCTTTCCCTGGCTGCTTGTCACCATGAACGCAACGCGATCGGCCTCAGATCCCACAAAATCCTTGCACTCAAGACGAGCAATTTCGGCTCCCTGCTCTGCCGCAGCCATCGCCCCGAAATAGCGGTGATGGCCGTCGATGATCTTGATGCCCTTATCCGTAACCTGGACGGCCAGCGGCGGGATAAACTCGCCAGCGATAAAGGCGTCGCGGAACTCGGTAACGTGCTCTTGGTCAATCTCGCGGATGTTGTATCCGGTTTCGACATAAAGCTCGGAGATGGGAACTAGAAACGTTTTTTTCACGGTGGTTTCCGTGCCGTTTTTATCTTTCTGCTTGTAAAGCTGAGAGAGCGTGCTCATAATTACCTCGTATCCTGATTTAAAAATCCATATTGAGTTCGACTAGACCCTCGGCGCCCACCGGGGGTTTTTCTTTTGTGATACTCTCCAGCGCATACTGAAATGCCCTGCTTATCGGACTGATGTCTGATGCCATCCCAAAAGCGCACAGAATCGACGCTATGAAGCGCCAATCCGTCCTGCTTATCTTCGACTCATGACACCCGATCATGCTCGCCAGGCGCCGCTGAGTGAGCGTAGATAGATTGATAAGTAAATCTGTCTCTGCGCGGTCAACGTCACGCGCTTCGACTTTGCTATAACTTGCAACTTTCATTTGGAATAATTCCCCTGTTAAGTAAATGCGGCCATACAGCCGTTATGGTTGTTGTGTTTGCGCCTGTATCGGCGCGGGTAGGTTGTTAAAGAGCGGTGTTGCTTAGGCGGCGTTGTTTCCGGTTGGCGGGAACAAGTCAGGAAGGTCGGGACGGATTTCGTGAGCCTTTACCTTTCCGCCGGTTGCGTTGACGATTGCGATCACCTTCTCGGGTGATACGGCACCGCCGTTTAACCATTTGTGGACAGCGGGCTGACTAACGCCGCAAACAGCAGCGAGTCGCCGTTGACTGCCAACAATCTTTAAAACTCGCTGAATAACTTTATTCATGGATTTTTGCCCGTAGTTTGTTGCGACAGTACATACTATAACCTTAGTTATGGGATGGGGCAATAACTTTTATTATTTTACTTCCTATAACAGCGGTTATAGATTCATGCTTATGAAAACATTCAATGAAAGACTCAAGTACGCGATGGCTTTAGCCAATATGTCGCAAGGACAACTGGCCGAGGCTGTTGGGATATCTCAACCAGCTGTGCAAAAGATGACATCTGGAAGAACATCAGGAAGTAAAAAAGCTGTTGAGATAGCTGGAGCGCTAGGGGTTCGTCCTGAGTGGCTAAGTTCTGGTGTTGAGCCTATGCGAGCGGAAGATGTGGGATCATCTATTCCTCCAGAATCTGACTGGGGGAAGGTAAACTCCTGGGATGGAGAAACGCCACTGGGTGATGATGAGGTTGCTATCCCATTCCTAAAGGATATCGAGTTCGCGTGTGGAGATGGATGCGTTCAGGATGAAGATCACAACGGGTACAAGCTGCGGTTTTCAAAATCAACGCTGCGTCGAGTAGGGGCAAATAGCGATGGTTCCGGCGTTCTCTGCTTTCCAGTAAAAGGGAATAGCATGGAGCCGCTAATCCCGGATGGTGCCACTGTAGCCATCAATACGCTAGATAAGCATATCGTTGACGGAAAGGTCTACGCCATCAATCAGGATGGATGGAAGAGGTTAAAGATTCTGTACCGCACGGGGCCAGACATGATCAGCATCAGGAGCTTCAACAGCGAAGAGCACCCAGCAGAAGACGCCCAATTGAGCAAAGTCGAGGTCATAGGCCGCATGTTCTGGTCTGCCATGATCTGGTAACCCATCATCACCATACCCCGCCTCACAACAAACCGGACTTGAGCCGGTTTTTTCTTGCATAAAATCCGAAACACAATAACCGACCGGATAAATTTACAAAATAAATTCCCTTTGTTATCACTCACATATAACTTTTATTATGTATCATATAAACAAAGTTATTGATTAAGCCCATAACTAAGGTTATTGTTATAGACATCGAGACGGAACACAGTCTCCCGCTCTTTAACAATAAGCAAAGTCGGAACAGCACATTGTGCAGTAACTCGACCCCAACGCATAAAAGCGGCGTATCACCGGGCGCGATCCGGTCGGTGAGAAGACTAGCCCAGCCCGAGAGGGAGTACTGGCGTGAAAGGGAAAGAAGGTTACGGCAGGTGTGCTAACGCATCCACATAGGCATTTGTGAGTGTCTATGTGGATGATAAACGGAGGATTTATGAATAACAGCGAGGTAAATATGGATTTAAGCAAATTAGAAACTTCATTAGAGGCATCAGCAAAAGAGTTGATTTCAGTTCTCGATGGAAAAATTGAAGACCTGAGAAAAGCCAGCGTTATGGACTTATTAAAAGCCAGATGCAATACATTTGAGCACCTTCCAGAAGATGTCAGAGCGGCGGCGATTCATGTGTATGCAACGGCACTCAGTAACATTGAGCGTCCAACTAACGAAACTGAAATCGAAATGCAAAAAAAACAACTTGAGATGTTAGCCAGCAACATTGTCGCTGGCTTTGCAAAGCTTACTTCTTGCTAGCGTCTTCCTGAACTTTCTCAAACCTTTCTTTTAATGTATCGAATACCTTGATGAAGGCAGCTCCACGATCGCTTGAATTATTAAATGCGCCAGCCTTAACAAGCTCAAGTGCAACCTGATAGGCAGCATCTACAGGGTGCAGTGTTACATCTACGTTGTTACTAGACATGTTATTTCCTCTTTTGACTGTGGAAATATCAGTCTAGTTCATTCCCTTGACTGTGGAAAGCGAGGGAGCACGCGCCGGGCGTGGATAAACATCCCGGCACTAACAAAGAGGGTTAAATCTATGACATTCACGCTTGGAGATGTATCTCTGATTGTATCTCTCGTCACCTTAATGTGGGTGATTATCATTGGGATAATGTCAAGACATTAAAAAATCACGGCAATATTTCTACCACGCCAGCCAAAACCTTTACTGAGATAAGCGAGATGAATTCAAGACAAAGACGTGCTATGCGTTACAGGGCAGCTTGTACCAAAGCGGCCTCCGCCAGTCATAAGAAAAAAGAGGCAATAGGCGGCTGCTCCATCCGGGTTCTGAATGCCGTCGCTGTGCCTAAGCGTAAGCCAAAAGAAACCGGTTCTATCTGCATGCCTGACGTCGCGATTTATAGCGCAGGATTTCGAAATACCAAACAGATTACGGCGCGTTAATTAACTTATGAGGTGAGGCAGTGATTACGTTCGATGAGTTATACGAATTTATTAAGGCTAACCGGCTGCATTCACGATTTGAAGGACGCAATGAAGATAAATTTTTTGGCAAGGATTACTCGAAGCGCATCACTCAGATGTATCTAGATGACCTGATTAATTATGGTCACAGCTACATGACAAGACATGAACATGTATATGGTCGCGGTTTTAAGTTCGATTCTGCATTGAATATTGATTATGGAGAGCATGTTGAGTACCAGCACAAACCTGGGAATATAACGCATTTATTTTAACAGGTCACATTAATCACACAAAATAAACAGCGCCTTGTACCAATTAGGGGTTCGCCCCCTTTTTTATAAAGGGCATACGGTGCCTTTCATAAAAAACAAACGGAGGTCAAAATGTTCGATCTGATTAAGTATCTAGATGAAAAAAGTATTCAGTACACCATTTCTGATAAAGGAAATATCACCGTCGGCGGCTCTCTCTACCTGCGCAGCACCGGAATCACTTCCCTGCCTAATGGCCTGAGCGTCGGCGGCTCTCTCGACCTGCGCAGCACCGGAATCACTGCTCTGCCTGATGGCCTGAGCGTCGGCGGCTATCTCGACCTGGAAGGCACCGGAATTACTGCTCTGCCTGATGGCCTGAGCGTCGGCGGCTCTCTCGACCTGCGCGGCACCGGAATCACTGCTCTGCCTGATGGCCTGAGCGTCGGCGGCTATCTCGACCTGCGCAGCACCGGAATCACTTCCCTGCCTAATGGCCTGAGCGTCGGCGGCTATCTCTACCTGCGCAGCACCGGAATTACTGCTCTGCCGGATAATTTCTCCTGCGATTCTCTTTATCTGGATGTGAAGCGTATTAGCAATATCGCCTATCGCGAAAATTGCGGATATTCCAGCCGAACCATTTTTGCGGCGTGGACAGGTAAGGAGTTCCGTATCGCTGCAGGATGCTTCTTCGGAACTATTGAAGATTTTGAAAGTGCAGTAGATCGCAAGTATGGAGGAGGTACTGGCGAAGCATACAAAAAAGCCGGTCGTGAGTGTGTAGCGGAGTTGACTGAAAAACTGAATAAATCGTGGAGCTAAAAATATGAGCGAACTCGTTGTAATCGAAAAGCAGAACGCCATGCAGGTGTTCACCCAGCAAGACAAGATTGACTCGCTTGTTGAAGCGATCGAGAAAGAGGCTCGGGCATTCGTTCCAGACCTTTCAACAGCAACCAGCCGCAAGGCGATCGCTTCAATGGCCAACGAGGTAGCTCGGTCAAAAACCTATATCGATAACGCAGGTAAAGACCTGGTGGCCAAACTCAAAGCGCTACCTAAACAGATCGACGAGACTCGCCGCCAAGTGCGCGAACGCCTCGACGCTCTGAAAGAAGAGGTGCGACGCCCGCTTACGGAGTGGGAGGAAGAACAGGAGCGAATTAAGCAGGAAGAAGATGCGCGCATCGAAGCTGAGAAACTGGCAATCCAGGTAGCAGCAGACCATGAAATCGCCATTCTGATGGATCGCGAATTTGACCGGCTGCGCGAAGAGGAACGATTAGCTGCTGAGCGCGCTGAAAAAGAACGCGAGCAACGCCTGATTGCAGAGGTGGAGCAGCGAGCCCGTGAAGATGCGGAACGTAAAGCGCAGGAAGAGTTAGAAGCTGAGCGACGCCGGGCAGCAGAGGCTGAGGCCGCCCGCCTTCGTGAGGAGCAGGCTCGCATCGAAGCTGAGCATCGTGCGGAGCGCGAGAAACAAGAAGCACTACAGCGTGCTGAGCGTGAAAAGCAACAGGCGATCGAACAGGAGCGACTGCGGGCTCAAATGGAAGAGCAGCGCAAGGCAGCAGAAGAAAAGGCCAAACGTGAAGCGGAGGAGGCTCGCGCGGCGGATTATGAGCATCGCCGCGCTATCAATAAGGACATTAAGAAAAAATTGGTTGATAACGGGGTGCCGGAAGAATTCGCGATTCTATGCATTCAGTTAGCCGCTAGCCACATGGCCGGTAATCTTTTCATCAAGTATTAATAACCTAAAAAATAAATAAGAGAGAAGCCCATGATGAATTATGCCATCGCGGGCGGAACCTTCATGGGTTTCGCTCAACAGTCGCAGTTATCCAATATCGTCGATAACGTGAAAAAGGCGATTAAAAAACTTGTCGATATTCTAAATCAAAAAGGTGATCCCCTATGACATACACAAAGCGTCTTATTTCTGCTTTAGGCCGCAAGGCAGCGCGCGAAAAAGATAGTGTTCTGTGGGGTGTGATTATGGGGATGGCTAAAGCCAATGGGGGTGTGCGGTGAATAACAGCGAAAAGATGCTCGATACCTACCTGAAAAATTACGTCAGCGCGCCGGGAGAAGAAGACATTATCTCTCGCAATGCTGAATTCATCGCCTCACGCCTGCGCGCTCCTGATTTTCTTGCGGTAATCAAATCGTCTGACCTACTTAATGACAAGTCAGCCCAGAACGCCGTAGCACAATCCGATTGGGCTGATGAGTATTTCAGTAATGTGCTTTATGACATTGCCGTTCGAATCGCTCAAATGGAGCGCGCCAACGAGGTGGATACCGCGATTAATGATCCGAATCCGTATAGCGAGGTGGCATGATGCAGCCCGGCATATACCCGTTTATTTCCAACCACGATTACCACCACGGCCCCGGCATCAGCAAATCACAGCTTGACCTGATCGCCGAGTGCCCCGCCCTACTTCCTTGGCAAAAAAACGCCCCTGTCGATGAAGGGAAAACAGGGGCGTTAGATTTTGGCACCTCATTTCATTGCCTGTGCCTTGAGCCGGAAAAATTCGATAAACAATATGCAATGGCACCTGTTGTGAATCGCCGCACTACCAAAGGTAAGGAGGAAGAGGCAGCGTTCATTGCAGAGTGCGCCTCTATGGGGATAACCCCGCTGTCGGCAGAGGATGCGGCCAAGCTGCGCATGATGTACGACAGCGCAATGGCTCATCCTCTCGCGCGCTGGATGCTTGAATCATCCGGCCAGTGTGAATCCTCTATCTACTGGGAAGACGATGAAACTGGCGTTCTGTGCCGGTGTCGCCCAGACAAAACCATCACTGACTTCCATTGGTTGATCGACGTTAAGACAACGGCGGACATGGATAAATTTAGCCGCTCATTCTACGACTATCGCTACCACGTTCAGGACGCTTTCTACACCGATGGATACAAGAGCCAGGTTTGCGAGCAACCTGTCTTTGCCTTCCTCGCCGTCAGCACGACGATCAACTGCGGCAGATACCCGGTGAACGTCTTCATCCTTGACCAGCAAGCCAAGGACGCCGGGCGAGCCGAATATCATCGAAACCTACGCACCTATCGCGAATGCCTGGATTCAAACGAATGGCCGGGCATTAAAACCCTATCACTCCCACGTTGGGCAAAGGAATTACGAAATGACCAATAACCAGCAGCCGCCGATCGCAACGGCAGATTTGCAGAAGGCACAGTCGCAGACGCCAGCGATAAAGCCAGACCAAAAGCTGATCAACTTCATCAACCAGCCCAGTATGAAAGGGCAGATTGCCGCGGCGCTTCCCCGCCACATGGCACCAGATCGCATGATCAGAATCATCACCACGGAGATTCGCAAAACCCCCGCACTGGCTACGTGCGACATGCAGAGCTTTATCGGTGCCGTGGTTCAGTGTTCACAGCTTGGGCTTGAGCCTGGCGGAGCATTGGGGCACGCCTATCTGCTCCCGTTTGGAAATGGCAAGGCTAAGTCCGGGCAGTCAAACGTCCAACTAATCATAGGCTATCGCGGCATGATCGACCTGGCTCGCCGCTCCGGGCAAATCGTCAGCATCTCAGCGCGCACCGTTCGCGATGGCGACCAATTTCACTACGAATACGGCCTTGATGAGACGCTAAAGCACGTTCCTGGTGATAACGAGTCATCCCCCATCACTCACGTATACGCGGTCGCCAAGCTGAAAGACGGCGGCGTCCAGTTCGAAGTAATGACGTTCAACCAGATCGAAAAGGTTCGCGGGCAAAGCAAGGCCGGAAACAATGGCCCCTGGCAAACACACTGGGAGGAAATGGCAAAGAAAACAGTCATTCGCCGCCTGTTCAAATATCTTCCCGTCAGCATCGAAATGCAGAAGGCCGTCATTCTCGACGAGAAAGCCGAAGCCAATATCGATCAAGAAAACGCCTCGGTGATTAGCGCCGAGTTCTCTGTTGTTGAGGAATAACACATGGCGGCACTTGCCGCCTTTGGAGTGATGATGAACAAGGTAGACAAACAGGCGCTGCGGGATGCTGCGCAGAACGCCACGCAGGGTAAATGGGACATCGATTATTCAGATGATGGATTCAATAGCGACGACGCGCTAATTCAGAGAGAGGCCGTAGGGATGCTTCCTATTTGTGTGGTTGAGGGTGCCCATCCAGAAAGCGGCTTTGATGAAGGATTCCAAAAAGAGCAGCAAGCCAATGCTCGTTACATCGCCGCGGCTAACCCCTCCACCATGATAGCACTGCTGGATGAAAACGAGGAGCTAGAGAAGCGCGTGGCAGAGCTGGCTGTCGAGAATGCAGCACTGAAAAATTACCAACCATCACCAACTAGCGCAGCTGTATTTGAGGCCATAGAGATTACCGAGAGCCTTTTCGATGAGGGGCGACCAGAACTAGCCATGATAAGGGCATTCAACATCATGAAGATGAAGCGATCACCCAGCACTGATGCGTTCATCAATGAGATGCGAGCACAGGGTGTGGAGATGTTGCTAAACGAAGAGTTTAGGTCATCTATCGCATGGGCTTTATCTAACTTTGACGGCATGAGCGAGGAAAGTCTGAATCAGTTGATTTGGAGCGGTCAGCCACCTGAGCCTGAGGGGGATGTGTGGTGCGTTGAATACATGAGTAGAGCGAGAGATATTCAGGAAGAAATACGTAAATTCGCCAAAAAGATGCGGGAGGGAAAAGCATGAGTTATTCAACAGTGATTTCAGTATGGCCAGGCGAGAAATCCGAGAAAATGGAAGAGCTACAGAACGCTTGGGGAAGTGCCCCAGTTATCTGGAATGATATGGCTGTGCGCTATCTCGGTATGGCCAGAAACTCTTACACCTGGGAGATCGATAAAGTCTGGCCCTTACCTAAACGCATGGATATCCCCGAACATAATCGCGCTGTGCTGGCGATGACGTACGACAACATGATCGTAGTTCGAGAAGACTATGCCCGCGCTGCGCAATGCATTCGCCAGTATCTAATTGATTTCCCCGTGGACGAAAGATACGTCAATCACTGGCCTCGAATTGCTGAAATTTTCGAGAGCAATCCTGAATCACCAGCAATTGGTTTATGGCTCACATCTGTTTGCGAAAACCCATTTGCTGGGGAATGGAATGAAGATGCTGATGAGTACGATCAGCAAGATTGGTCGAAATACTGGAATGTATTTGAATGGCTGGACGCTGGCGCCAGTAAGGGGGAGTGAGATGGCTAAATCTACAGACGTACACGACCTGTTAATCGCGTATCAGAAACAGGCTAGGAAAATACCAGCAAAAGGTGTTTACGCCTCAAGGAAGCGTCAGCTTGAGGTGCAGGCGGCGCACGCACGCAAGATAATGCGCAAGCGTCGGAGATCAGTCGGTAAGTCAAATAAGCTTGGCTTTCGATTTGCGGCTGAAATGCGCGTATCACTAATTTGCGATATGAATTTTTGGGCGTTGGTATGCCGCTCTAACCGCCATAACACCAACTTGACTAATGAAGTTGTCGTCATTGGCATGGAGGGGGAGTGAGATGAAAATTGGAGATCACATGGAAGCAGTAATCGCGGTCATCGAAGAAACAAATGGAGATAATACCGATGCAAATCTGAAACTGCTGTCACTAATTATTGCTGAATACATGATTAATGCCGAAGTCACTGGTTTTGAAGTTACCGCCGGGAAAATGAAAGTTTCAGTAGAAATAAGCGAGGAGGGCTAACCCATGACCACTATTACAAAAGATCAGGCTCTGGCTGTTTCCGATTTGAAGGCCGGATACACGCTGGGTCATGCCGATGTGTCAATAATGAAAGAGCTGGCCCGCATCGCGCTGGCGGCGCTGGAGGCTGAGCCGGTGGCGATGGACGGACTCAAGCGGGCTGTAGAGTTTTATGAACAAGTTAAGCACGAAAATACACCTACAGAAACTGGAGTATGGAAGGACGCCGTAAACTGGGTGATCGAAGAGGCCTGCCGCGCGGCTATGCTGAAAAGCTCAGGTGAATGACCATGCGACACATCATCCGAAACGCAAAATCAGACACAGAGAGAGCGGCCGCACAGGCCGCTTTGTCTAGGCATCAACAAACATTCGGAGACTATGGAGCGCAGAAAAAGACATTCATCTATCGCGTTAAATTGGGAGGTGCAGTTATCCCGGTAGATATCGTTAACCGTCGCTGCTCGTATGTGGCCACGGTTCGTAATGGGCATATTGGATTGGGGAGAGTGTGATGGACTATGCGGAAATGAGTGACTCGGATATAGCCGAGGCGGTGATTAAGACTATAACCCTTGATGACTGCGAATACTGGCGCCCCAGCGCAACAGGTCGAGGCGTTGTGATTGTCAATGATGACAACGAAACCATGCGCACGTTCGACCCTTGCAACAAGCCACGGGATATGTGGACGCTAATTGTTGAGAACCATATCTCACTGGCCTTCTGGAGTGGAGAGTGGGAGGCGGATTGCCATGCTTACTGGGTTGATGGTGCGGAATGGCAGTTTGACGGTTATAGACACGCCAATCCACTGCGCGCCGCAGCTATCGTTTACCTGATGATGAAGGAGGCGGGGAAATGATCACAATCATCGACGAGAATAACCTCGTTACCGAGGATGGGGTGGGGCTGGTAAGCGTGATTAATAATAGCAATCTATGTGGCAGCTGCTACCTTCTAGATTCTTCTTGTACAGGAGCACCATGCACACCATCAGAAAGGGAAGATTGTTTGGATGTAATCTTCGTGGAGAAAAACGAATGACTCCTGATGTAGAAAACGCGCTAAGGTCTACAGCAAAAAAAGTAATAAAAGAAATAAGAAATCCAGATAACACCCTCACCTACCGGCAACTTCTAGACAAACATATAGACCCTATAAAGCAAATCCTACCAAACAGCCCAGCGCCCTATCTCTGGCTGTCCTGCTACTGTATCAAGGTGCAAAATGAAACCTGAACACTACATCGCTCTCGCAAGGCTGCTCAAGGCAGCCTTTTTTCTTGTCCTGACAATCTTGTTCGTCAGTATTTTAACCGCATAACTTGCTGGAGCTTGCATGCTAACGATTGAACAATGGAATGAACGGCAGCCAATACGTCAGTCCCTTGAGACAATTCGTCGGCATATCAGGGCGGGAAGGATTTACCCCGCCCCGATAAAGTACGGGCGCCGATGGATTTTTGATGAAAAAGCAATCCTAACCAGCGTTATATTTAGGCGATCACTTTTAGACAGAGTTAAGGAAGATGGCAAGACTAAGAAAATCAAAAAACCGCGACCTACCTCCTAACCTATACGAGCGAAATGGCTACTACTCATACCGGAACCCGACCAACGGGAAAGAGTTCGGTTTAGGGAAAGACAGGGTGGCGGCCATATCCCAGGCCATAGAGGTTAATATCAGCCTTTCAGGCATCCCCGTAACTCTCAAACAGCGAATTGAAATGGAGAAACACGTCACCGTTTCACAGTGGCGCTCCCAGTATATGCGCATATGTGGGGGCCGTGGATTAAAGCAAAACTCAATGAAGGCCAAGGAGGCATATACGCGCATTATTGATGATGACATTGGGGAAAAACTTCTCCGGAACGTGACAGTGAAGGACATTGCCAGACTGGTATCCAGATACACGGATGCCGGGAAGATGCGCGCGGCAAAAATATTCAGATCGGTAATGGTGGATTTTTTCCGCGAGGCTATCGCAAATGGTCACGTGACGACGAACATCGCTACCGTGGTTCGTTCACCAAAGGCCACAGTGCTTCGTTCTAGGATGTCTCTGAGTGATTACCTAGCCATACTAGATCAGGCGAATAAAATCGCTCCCGAGTGGGTTGTGCGCATGATAAAGACGGCCCTAATCACCGGCCAACGGCAAGCCGATTTGTGTAACATGGATTACGGGGATATTCATGATGGGAGGTGGCATGTCAGGCAGAACAAAACGGGGGCTAAAATTGCAATCCCCCTATCCTTATCGATAGCCGGATTTTCGCTGAGCGAGAATGTACCTGATGGTGGAAGTGGGAAGGTGTTCGGGGATGGGGCGAAAAGCACAAAGCGAATAAGACACTACTTCTTACGTGCCAGGTGTGCAACCGGCCTATCATGGGAAGGGAGTCCGCCATCGTTCCATGAGATACGAAGCCTGTGTGCCAGACTGTATGCAGAGGAACGCGGCGCGGAGTTCGCTAAAAAGCTACTTGGCCACAAGTCCATGGCGATGACTGACTTGTACCGTGACGAGCGAGGGGGATGGGTTGAGCTGTGA